GGACTTATATTTAAATTAGTCTTTTGTGGCATTTTACTTTAGAATTCCAGGATGATTTTAACGTCTTCTTTTTGTCGAGTATTTCGAGCAATCAAAGGTCTATGGTCTATATAAACCAAATCCCCTGATCCTTTATTTATCTCTGGTTTTGATAACCCACTTGCGAAGGAGGTATTCAAATTAATTTGCTTAGATCCAGTTGGGTTTGTAGTAATTCCAGTATAGTTATTGTTTATATAACCTTTAAATCCAGAGGACTTACCTTCAACTACAGGTCCAGTTGATGAAAAATCATAAAAACGACCTTGAGTCGAAATACCAATGTAATCAGTTTGATCTCTACTACCCTTGTAATTTAATGATCTATCAGTAAAGTATTTTAGAACCTTAGTTTCAGTGTCAAAAGACGCAACATATGCTCTAGCAACTCTAGTATCACCATTAGCAAGAGTTATTTGCTGTTCAATAACTTCACCAACTTCAGGATTTCCCTGAACCTTTTTAGTAACATCATTACTATTTGGTTCATCATGAAATAACATTGCATTTAATGATGAAAACTGACTTCCAGTAAATCCAGTAGAGACTGTACCACCACTACCACCAGAAGTTGGATTCTTTACTATACCAACTACAGCAAATTTGGTATCTGTTGGAAAATCTTTAGTGGAATCATCAAATCTAGCATAAATTAAAACCTTATCAGTACCCAATTCCGTATAAATGTCATATCCATGACCTTTACTTGGAGGAATTATAGGAACTAATTTAGCAGAAGTACCAGAAGATGTATTATTAATCGCTTGTAGATCAACCAATCCATAACTATATCCTTGTCCACCAGCACTAACTGTTATATCAGATATAACACCTTGATTAACATTTACTCTTGCTTTCGCTCCAGATCCATCTCCTACAATATCAACCTCTTGTCCTGTTAATGATTGGTAAGAAGAACCACCATTTTCAATATATACATGTTTAATTTGGTTGTTATTAATAGAAGAATCACCATTCTCCCTTACTGCTCTTATCTGAGGATCAGTATTTGTTGCCCAATTGTTTGGAACAGTAATATATTCTGTAGAATCAAATTTTATGATATCACTAGGGGAAACTGTATACAAGTATTTCCAAACATATCCATCACCAGATCCACCAGCTTTTGATGGTTCTAAATCAGTAAATGTAGGTTCATCCTGAGAAACATTTCCTTTTTCATTATCACCATTAGAACCATTATCAATACAAATATAAACCTTGTAATCAGAGTTCATTACATAATATTGAGCATCATATAATCTGCCAGCACTTTTCAGAGGACTTCTATTATCACTAGCATAATCATCTCTGTATATTTCATATCTAGTACCTGCTGTCCAATCAACTCTCTGTATAACCCTACGAATATTGGCAGAAGTAATCTTCTTACCAAACATCATAGTATCTCCTGCATGAGCATTAGTGGAGAAACTATCAAGCGGTTGTGGTGGGTTAGTATTCCAATTTGCGGATCTACCATAACCAACAACAGTTGATTCTGTTAATTTTGTTGGATTTGGTAAACCAATAAAAACGTAGTAATTATTATTATCAATAGAATCTACGAAATTACTAGCATTTAATATCCTAAATTGGTCGGTGACAATTGCTGGCATTATCTTGTCTTAATTACACTTTTTTTCTTTATTTATAGACATAATCAAACTTGTAATCTAATAGCACCAGTATTCCTCAATCCTTTAAGAGATCCGAGAGAATAATTTCTTCTTTGAAGAACTGGGAATGTAGATAATCCAGAATCAATAGTTAGTCCAGTTACACCAATTGAAATTGGATTTGCTGCTCTAACTGTATCTGCTCCATACAATCTTCCCCATGAAATTGTTCCTAGAGAAGTTGTTATACCAATGTCAGTTTGGTTATACTGTCCAGTGGAAGCCATTCCAACTGTATTGGTTGTACTTAAAATATTACATGTAATTTCACCTGTCTTATCGGCAGTAGTAATCGCATGTACTTTGTATATATTATCTAAGAACTGTGTACCAATACCAATTACTGAAGTATCATGACTGTCAATGGATGTAACACCATCACCAATCTTAGTATCTTTAATGGCAATTGGATATCCAACCCTTAAATCACCTGCCTGATTTCCATCAACCGTCTTGAAGAAGAATTTAACAGCAACAGGATTGTTACTTGTACCTGCAGAAGTTGAAATACCAGTAATTATTCCAGTAAATCCTTGAGCAAATTTAAATAACTCAATTTTTTCTGTCTCATAATTAGGACTTTCAATAATAACATTTGGTACTCTTCCTGTATAGAATCCAACATTAGTAACAGTTGCTGATGTAACAGAACCATTTACAATTGTTGTTGTTGCTGTAGCAGTAGTTCCTATTCCAACACCAATCGTTGGTGGAGCTGATATCTTAATAGTAGGAGCAACTGTATAACCTGATCCACCATCAGTGATAGTTATTGAACTAACCTGTGATGTAGCAGCACCAATAACAACTTCTGCTGCTGCTGGTCTTTTCTCACCCCCTACTGGCATCATTAATGCGTCAATAGCATCAACTGTAATACCATATCTTTCGGAACTAGGAATGCGAAGTGGTCCTTCCTCATAGAAGAAGAATTCAGCATCATCTACAAATATTCCATCTTGTAATCCAATACCTACACCAGATGTTGTACTAACATCACCAATAATCTTTGCGGTTGGATATACACAAGGTTCAAGAGATTCTCTTGCTTTAGTTACTAATTCACCTGCTATTATCTTATCAATCTTCTGTTTAGTCCAACTAAGTGGTTTATCATCATCTTCATTGATTCCTTGACCTGTATAGATATCAGTTTCAATTAAGTCTGATGATAGAATTTCTTTCACAACTCTTTCTCTATCTTGAGAAATTGAGTCTGGTAATGCTGGATGACGATAGATTCTAACATCATCACCTGGTTTGATCGTTTCTTGAATATCGATCAACTCAACATCAATTCCTCTTTGTCCAAGATAGAAGAATATATCAACCTTATCACCAGTGTCTGGTGGTTCAGTAAATGTAAATGTAGTTCCACCTTCAAACTGGTATGCAGTTCCTGGTGTCTGTAATACTCCATTTACGAATATTAGTAATACTGCGTTTAGGTTTATATCAGCAGATAATGGATCAGATTCATCCTTTTCAAAACTGAGTAATTGTCCATTAAAGAATAGAGGGAATCTCTTTCTAGTTCCATTCTGAAGATCTCTAATAGTATCAATAAAGTCTATCTCACCAAATTGCCATGAGGAGAAGTAATCATTGAATATTTCAATAACTTCTAATTCAAAGTCTCTTAATGGTTCCTCTACTTCAGCAGAAGTAACTAATCCAATTGGAGTAAATTTATCCCCAACTTTAAATGAATGTCCTGGTCTTGCTATATCAAACTCAGATATTTCAAATAATGTAGAAGAAATTCCAACTGAGGTTTGTGCTGCTCCAACTTTTAAATTAAGTAAAAGATTAACACCTGTAGTCGTTGTTTTTCCAATACCAAGTCTTGAAACACCTTCAACCTTCATATTTTGATAATTTGGTTCTGGTATAACGATTTCAGGATTAACATATCCAGATCCACCATTTTCAATAGTAAATTCTAGAGATCCACCAGTTCCATATGGAGATCTACCAACATTAATACTAAACTTAGTAGTACTTTCAACCCCCTCAATACCTACAGGTCTATTATAAACAGGATCAGTTGTTCTTGGGTAAGAATGATTTGTAGAATGACGATCCTTATTACATGTAAGTGTTAAAGAACCAGCAGCAATTTGAACTGTATTCTTTGCTCCCATAATATTTGCTGCTATAGACCTCTCATAACTATGGTCTGATACATTTGTTGAAGGTATATTTACTAATGTCTGAACTTCAAACTTCTTAGCAGTAATATTTGAAACTTGTACCCACTTGTTAAAGAGAGGATCTCCTTTTCTTGGATAACTATGCTCACTAATAAATCCATCCTTAGCACATGAGAATAGTAAAGAATTCTCAGCAATCTTAACATAATCACCATTACTAAATCCATGATTTACATTTGTAGTGACTGTTAATATTCCAACATTTGGATTATATACAGCATTAGTTGTATTTCTAACAACAGCAGCAGTAAATCCATGAGCAGCAGAAGTCGTAACAGTCATGATTCCACATTGTGGATCATAATCAACAGTATCAGCAGTGAAAGGACCTCCAACATCTGCAGTAATTCCTTCATACTGATAAGGAATACCAACATTACATGTAATAGTACCACCAGACTGATCTACAGCAGTAATTGCTAATGCTGTATTGTATGCTGGATCAGTTGTTCTTGGATATGCATGTTCTGTAGCATGATTATCAGCATCGCAAGTAAAGTTAAGTGCTTTAGGTGCGATAGTTACAGTATCACTAGTACTGAAAGTATGTGTTCCTATGGTTAGTACCAATACTCCAGTGCTTGGGGTATACGCAGCATTAGTAACATCCTTTTTAGTGCTACCAATGGTAACGGCATTGCTTATAGAACTCTTGTATATGTGAGTACCAATAGAATTTAC